AGTGGCAATCCTAGTTCTTCTGAAAAACTTATTGGTCTTGCTGCTGGTTTGGTTGCTGGTTCAGTATCTCCAGGTTGGGGAATGGAACCAATTTATACATTTTCAAAAACAGAACAATACTCTATAACAATAAAATTTCCTTTATATAACACGGTTGATGTTTCTTCTACCAGAAGAAATTTTGATTTTGTAAATCTAATAACATTTCAAAATTTAAAAAACAGAACATCTATGGTTACATATGTTCCTCCTTCTGTTTATACTGTAACATGTAAAGATACTGTTGGTGGGTTTTATATGCCTATTGCGGTTGTTGAAGATCTTAAAATAGAAAGTATAGGAACTGTTAGAAAAACAGATGAAATAGTTTTAGGACAAAATTTGCTAATACCCGAAGCATATTCTGTTACAATAACACTTAGAGAACTAATATCACAATCTACAAACATTTTTGAACAAGTTATGGGTGGTAATAAAGTTGAAGTAATAAGTAGAGATGAATCCGCTTTAAGATCAGTTGTAAATAGAGTAACAACACCAATAGTAGATACTGGTAAGTTTTAATATAAAAAAAAATTATGAAAAAAACAGATATATTAGAAATATCAGATAGTTCATTTAAGTTTGAAAATTTTTTCAATATATACGAAACTGATAAAGGTTATAGATTTTTTAATTTATTAAAAAATATATCTATATTTCCATCAAATAATAGTGAGGTAGAGGAGGAATATATAACAGATGGAACAGATACTTGGTATTCTATTTCTCATAAAAAATATGGTACATTAAATCTTTGGTGGTTAGTTTGTTTATATAATGAAACAATAAATCCATTCACACCATTAAAATCAAAAACCGTATTGAAAGTATTAAAAGGCGAGTATGTAGGTTTAGTATTAAATGAAATAAAAAAGCAAATACTTTAATATGCCTAAAAAAATAATACCTCCTATAGAAATAACCAATGAAGAGATGGTTGTTGATGGTGATTTTTTTAAAGGAAATGAGAATCTTTTAAGAGGAAATGCTACATTAAAATGGACAAAAGAGATGGAGGAGGATTTAAAGCTTTGTAGAAAAAGTATTCTACATTTTGCTGAAAGTCATTTTTATATTGTTACTCTTGATGAAGGAAAAAGAAAAATAGAATTATATAAATTTCAAAAAAGATTATTAAAGTCTTTTAAAACAAATAGATTTAATGTTGTTTGTGCTAGTAGACAAGTTGGAAAAAGTACTTGTATAACAATGTATGCACTTTGGTTAGTTTGTTTTTTTGATGATAAAAGAATAACAATTGTTGCAAATAAAGCTGATACTGCTGAAGAAATATTTGGAAGAATAAGATTGGCATTTGAAGGATTACCGCTTTATTTAAAACCTTCGGTTAAATCTTGGAGAAAAAATGGATTTAATTTGGCTAATGGATCGGCAATACAGGTTAGTACAACTTCATCTGCTGGTCCTCGTGGTTCTACAAGTAACCTCTTATTAATAGACGAAATGGCTCACTGTCCAAATGAGGTTATGAAAGAACTTTGGAAGTCAGCTATTCCTATTATTTCATCTTCTAAAAATTCTCAAATAATTGTTATTAGTACTCCTAACGGAACTGACAATAAATTTTATGAATTATATAAGGAGGCACAAAAACCAAACAGTGAATGGAATCTAGAAATGGTTCATTGGCAGGATGTTCCTGGTAGAGATGAATCTTGGAAAGTTTCTACTATACAACAACTTGGGTCAGAAGCTGATTTTGAGCAAGAATTTGGTAATCAATTTTTTACAAAAGGAAAAACTATAGTTGATCCAAGACTTTTAGAGGAATTAAAAACAAAATGTAAAGAACCTGTTTTAGTTTTAGATGAAGGTTGTTATAAAATATTTGATTTTCCTAAAGAAAATGATTTTTTTGTTGTAGGTGTGGATGTTGGGGAAGGAATCGGTAGGTCAAATACTGTTGTTCAGATAATGAATGTTTCTGATTTAACATCCATAAAACAAGCTGCTATATATGTTAATAATCAAATAAGTCCATATCATTTTGGAACAAGATTGATGGGTATATTGGATGATTGGGGTAGACCTCCTGTCTTGATCGAAAATAATAATAGCGGTCAACAAGTATTAGATGTTTTAGGTAAGATTCATAACTATGAAAATATAGTTTCATACTATAGTGAAGGTATGAGCAAACAATATAAAAATGAAAATAGATTGGGTATTCATAACCATACAAATACAAAATATAGAGGAACATCAAATTTTAGATATTGGGTTAATTCTTTAAATGCAATTTCCTTTTATGATCTAGATACATTACTAGAAATAAATGATTTTATCCAACATCCAAATTATACATATAGTAAAAGAACAAATGAAGATTTTGATGATAGAGTATTTGCGTTGATTTGGGCAATGTTTATTTTGGAACCATCTGTTGTTGAAAAGTATTTTTATGTTAATAATTTAGATGAGCAAGGAAGACCTTTATTAATAAAACCTTTTGTTAATAATTCAGATTTATTAAAGAAAAGTCCTCTTTTTTCTGGTAAAGGAAGTGTTTATAGAAAAACAGAAAGCAATCATAGACCTATGAATTATATAGGTATGGATGAAGATGGTGGTGTAGATACTAACGAATCATTAGATCTTATGTTTTGGCTTAACAATCTATGGGAAAGGAATCCAAGTATAAATAGTACAGGAGACAATAAAAATAAAGATTCTGATGAATCACAAAATCCTATATGCCTTTTTTAAGAAATGAACCAATCTATTTTAAATAAATCAAGAAATGATAAATTCGCACTTTTGTTTGGATTACCTGTTGGTATAAAACAAAAGATTGATCCTGTTTTAATGAGTGATTTTAATGATAATAAAGTGGAATTAAGTATATTCGGTTTATCTGTTCCTGATGTAATAATTCCACCAATTTCACTAGGGTTTAGTGGTCAAACATATAAAACTAGTTCATTTTCAAGACCAGATTATAGTCCATTGGAAGTAAAATTTTTTATAGATAATGGATATCACAATTATTATATATTGTGGTCATGGTTAAATCAATTTAATGATTCAAAATACTCAGTAAGCGACATTGTTACAACACAAGAAATTCCACATATTGGTGAATCCGATATGAAAAATATGTTCTCAGATTATGTAACTAATTTAAATTTAATTATAATGGACGAATATAATAATAAATTAATGAATATATCTTATGAAGATGCGTTTATAACAAATTTAGGAGGAATAAGCTATTCACATCAAGATGGAGCAGAGATAATTGGGTCTGTTTCCTTTGCTTATAACCAACTTCATATTGAAATGGTTCATAATGTAAATGATTGTAAGGTAGATTGTCATGACAAAATATGATAAAATTAATGGTGAATTGGTTACTTTAAGAAATCAATTATACCAAATAAGAATAACAATGTATAATAACATGGATAAACCTGTTTTTATACCATATAAAGTTGTAATGGGGTTAGTTATAGAAGAAACTATGATTAATTGGTGGACTAAAGGATGGATTATTCTTCAAAATGATTTTGAGGTTTTGGAGAAAGGAGCTAATCTTGATCTGTTTTCGGATCAAGAAAAAAATTCTTCTAAATCACAAAGTTATATTTATAAATTTAGACATGATGGTAGAAATAAAATAAACATAAGAATATCAACGATATCTGATGGTATTAATGATGAAAAACTTTGGACGATGGATTATGATTTTGTTGTTTATGATGTAGAAGACATGGAATCAATAAATTCCATTAAAAAATCAAAGAAATTTTATTTTATTGATGAAAGATATCAAATTTTTTCTGAAAGAAATATTCCGTGGTCAACATCTACTCATGGGGATGCTGCGAAGTCTGGGAGTCCTGTTTGGTCTTTACCCGATAGTCAAAGGAAAATGAATCCATGTGATGCAATAAAATCAATAATAAATACAGCGTCTTGCAACACTTTCACAAATTCCATAAATGAAGGTGAAATAAAGGTAGGTTATGATTATGAATTTGGATCTATAGATAAACCGGACATTCCTTTAAACAGTATAAACAATGATTTGTGGAATAAAGGAAATTCTTCTCCTGATTATAATGTTTTTTATACTTCTCCATCCAATTCAACAGTAATAGATGATCTAGATTTTATGCTAAATCATGCTGTTGGTGACAAAAAAGATCCTATTTTTTTAAAATTCGGTAGATATGATAAAAACTGGGAATTATTATCATTAAAAGATTACTTTAAACAAGCTAAACAATTAGAACAATTGCTTTTAAATGATGGTGTTGCTCCTACATCAACTGCATATGTTGGTAGAGCACCGATACAAAAAGATGATAAAAAAATAATAAATTTTACCTCTCCTAGAGCCTCATTAATAAATAACTATAAATTTTCTCAAATGGCCCCAGTTGATGATTTTAGATTCACAAACAGACCAATACATATGTTTGATTTTTCTACAGGAACATATAATATTCATGCTAAAGATAATAAATTAGAAAGTTTTTATGAAAATCTTAAAGAAATATGCTCCTCTGGTGAACTTTATTCATTCTCCTCTACTGGCGGAAAAGCTCAAGTTTGGATGAATATAAATAAAACCAAAAGAGAAGGAATTTCTGTAGAAAATACACTATTAACACAGGGTTCACCTTTGTTAAATTCTGTCAGAATGACAAAAGACATGTTGTTCTTAAATCAAAGTTTATATTTTCAAAATGAAGGATTAACATTAAGAACTCCTGGTAACTTTATATTTGTGGATAAATTAGATGCAAGTGATAAAAATTTATTTAATGATAAATTTTTAGGACAATGGTTTATAACAAAGGTAATACATTATTTTGACCAGAATATGTATGTTACTGATGTTTATTCAAATAAATTTGATGGAATTCAACCACATTGGGATGTTTTAGATAAAAAGTATTAAGTATTATTAATATGAATTCTGATTTTTTAAAAAGAAGACTAGAAGAAACAAGACAAAGACAACTTCAATCATCAAATAAAAATCTTTCCATGCCTTCTGCTGGTCAAATGGCAAGAAATTTAGGAAGAAGTGTTGTTAACAATGCTGTTAGTGTTGTTCAAGGAAATGATTTTAGATTAACACCAGAAGAAGCAAATAGAAGGCTTTCTATTTGTAAAGGATGTCCTTTTTTCGAGTCTTTATCACAAAGATGTTCTAAATGTGGATGTTTTCTTTCTGTAAAGACATACTTAAAAGCAGAAAAATGTCCTGTTGGTAAGTGGTAAAATCGTTACTCAAGGCTAATTATTAATATAATATGGCTTTATCTAATAATCCAACAGAATCTACTAATAAAAGTACAGTTCCCTCTTCTCCAAATACTGAAAAGGATACTATATATGAACCAAAAAGACTAAAGGATACTGGTGGTTTTGTTCCTCTACCGGATGATTATTATTCTCCTTTTAAATCAACAGATGTGCTTAAATATGTTAATCCACTAACACCTCAACAATTTGGTTTAGATCCAAATGCAAAAATAACAGCAGGATTAGGTTCTGGTGGGGAAAAAGATAAAAAAGTAAATAGCGATCCTAAAACAGTAGACGCTATAGCAAATAAAACATCAGATCCTACAAAAGAAAAACAAATTGGTGGTAGTGCTGGTAATGTTTCAATAAACATTGTGGATGTAGGTAAAGCTGCAAGACTTAATTTAAACGATCTTCTTGCTCTTTCAACATATGTTTCTGGTCCTACTAATTTGAATTTGTTAGCAGCATGGGTTTATCTTTTGTATAATGGTTCTGGTGCTGTTAATAAGACGGTTAGTATGGAAAATAATCCAAATATAAACGATCAACCTATTACTATTTCTGGAAATATGTTGATGTATATGTGGACAAAAGGAAATTCTATTGTAAAAGGATATTTTCACAAGGGAATTACAAAAATTTTTAAAAAAACTCCAGCATTTAAAGATAAATTTTTTGAAGATATTGGAGAAGCTGGAACAACAATTCTTGCAAATAGCGAAAGATTGCCAAGTAATCCATTGTCGGGTTCTTCAAAACACACTCCTTCGTTGGTTGAACGAATGTTAAATAAAATTCATCCTAAATTTTCACAAGAATTGGAAAAATATGTAAATGTTTTAAAGGGAAAGGTATATTTGGCACTTCCATCTGGGTTTTTAGGTTCAATTCAATATGCCATAAGCTATATAAATGGAATTGTTACAGCTGTTGCACAACAGATAAATGAAATTTATCAAGGTGCCTTAAAAGCTATAAGGGAATTTATTGCAGCAATTGATTCTATTATGGGAATGATAATGCAAACTCTGTTATCATTGCTTGATAGGATTATTCCTTTAGAAATAATTTGTTTGATTTTAGATATTATATCTTTATTTGCAGGTGATTTAACATTTATAACAAATTTCTTTTCTCATTCTTTAAAAATATCTGATGTTTTGAAAGCATTTAATATAGGTGATCCTGGTATTGCAAATTTTTTGAGTGATCCTGTAAATTCATTAAAGTCTTTTCTTCCAGATGATATTAAAAACATAGTTGATATAGCAGAAAGTGTTGCAAATGACCCTATGGGTTATTTGGGAGACGTTTTAACTGAATATGGGTATTCTTATATGGCAAAATATTTAGAGGGAGATATAATGGGTGGAGTTCTTGATCAGTTTGGATCTCAAGCACCTATTTTATATCCAATATCAGGTATTATGAAAAAATATGGATTTTCTGGAAAAATACAACTAACAGATCCTAATGAACCTTCACCAAATGTTGTTTTACCCGCAATTATTACAGAGACTAGAAAGAATGTTAAAAAAACATTTGATAGTTTGGGTAGATCAACAGAAAAATTAACCAACACAATAGATCAAGGAGTTTATGATGTTGGTCAGGGTGTTTCTGATACCTTTGGTCTTGGTTCTTTAAATCAAAGAACAAATA